GCAATATTATAAAACCAATTTTTTCCTTTAAAACTAGTATCATTATCACCTAAAGTCTTAATTTTCGCAGTTTCATTTACAGAGAAATTATTAGTATTATCAGGATAATTAAGACTGTTTAAAACTGAAGTAATATTTACTTTAACAAGTTCTGTAGGATCTACATTAGAATATCCATATGTATAGGTATTAATTCCAACATTTGTTGCATCTGGAATATCACCAGTTACATTAGAACACCCAAAGAACTGATTTATTGATTTTGAGGTATAACTAACAATTCCAGAAGAAGCATCAGAATATTCAACCGTCAATTCTCCAGAATCTGGGAATCCAACAGTTGAATCTACATCAAAAGAAGTAGATCCAGCAGAAACTCCACCTATAACTCTTGTTTTGTCATGAACGACAAATGTTCCGTATATTGAACCATCTACTCTAACATCTCTATTATAACCAGCATCAAAACTTAATTTATAAAAGGTTTTTCCAGCACCAACATTAATTGGTTCTACTTTAGTAACTGGAGCATATGCTCTTTCTGTAATATCTTCATATTTGTCTTGAAATAATGTAGAATTCTCTAATTCAGTAGGATCTCCCTCAACTGCTTCAACTACAAGATCATTTGTAATTCTATAGTTAGCATTAGAAGGTGTAAAGAGATAATCTCTTGGTTTTACGATTCTTACATCTTCCTCATAGAGTGCTTTGAACAGAATTTCAAAAGATCTATCAGTTCCCTTACTTAAATAAAAATCTTTTGCTTGTTTAATGAAAAGGTTCTGATTTAAGTTAGATGAAAGACTTCTATTCTCTAAACCAGGCAATAACTGATTTTTAGTTTTTAATAGAAACTCATTGAGGAACAAGGAACTTAAATTCTCTACCTTAGACCCCGCTATATGCCCCTCAGAGGTGCTTGAATTGAATACTAATACATCTGGCTTGGTTTCTGCTTTATAAGAGGTTATTCCACAAAATCCTCTGATACAACCAGTAAATGCAGTCGTTGTAATTCCAGTATATGTAATAATCTCATTGTCAATTTTAATCAATCCATAAGACTTTGGAAAACCATCCGTTCCTGCAGGATAGTTGACCATATCAACTTCAATAGTCTCATCATTTAGTGTTATATCAGTTTTTAATCCAACTTGACCAGTAAGATTGGTTATATTATCAACTTTAACATATTCATCTATATTTTGTGCCAGATCAATAGGTCCACCTTGGTATTCCTGTCCTTCATAGTATGATTTCAGAAAGTCCGATACTAACGGAAACTCATCCCGTGTATACACAGGAAGTTGATTCTGTACTATGTTACTGAATTGGATTCTTTTTTCTGACATTTTATGATCTTACTAAGTTCCCGTTATGGTAGCTAGAGGTTACGACATAATTAGATGCTGCAGGGTCTAATCCAGAAGCAATTTCATCAACAACAGTATCAAAGGTGCTATTACTAATATCTAGTTGCAAATAAAGATCCTGTAATCCAATCACGTCATTGGATTTAGGGCAAGCAGACAATTCAACAATCGTTTGCCCATCTTTTATTTTACCACTTATAATATTGATAGGGTTAATCGTTATTATGCCCTTTTTATAATTTATATTACCAACATTACGCTTAATTATGGTAGGGTTAGTAGATCCAGCATCAGGTAAGGTAAAGAGGAATAAAGAACCTGTTTCTCTATTTGTATTTGGAATATCAGAGAGATAAACGTCGTCTGTAGAGTCAGTTGTCTTAAATGCAGATGATTTAATGTTATAACCATTCATACTCTTAATATAAAACTCATTTCCGAACCCAATTTGGTATTCTGCAAACGAATTAAGAGCAACACGAAGGTCTCTTCTCATCTGAACGGTTGTAATATTAGATGTAACTGCTTCACTACTGTCATCAATAACAGATAAGAACTTACTATACTTAAATCTTGCTCCATAACGGTTTAATTCAGTAGATTCAGAGTATTTTGTTGTATTTTCTTGCACTAATGTCGAAACAAACTCTGCACTTGGAGCCATATTACTGTTATAATAAATTTTTGAGTCAACTTCAATATAAAGATACTTCAAATCAAGAATTTCTGGGACAATTCCTGCAACTGCATACTTTTTCAACCTCATTTTGATGTTTTCTTTGATCAAATTGGGTAAAAAGTCACCAGTTCTTGGTTTTATACTGATAAAGACCTTTCCGTACTGAGGAGGAACCAATTCTTCACCTCCAAATACAGAAATTGACTCTGTTTCAGGATAAATTTTCGATGGAATTAGCGTTTCGTAGTCATTTGCGGTTAAAGCACGGTTTTGAGACGCATAAATTCGTGGTGCAAACTTTTTAACCGAGTCTACACTCTCAATTACCTCTCCACCTTGAGCAGTTACCCCTGTTGTAAGCAAAGATATGCCAGTTGTAACTGTATATTCAATAGAATTACGTGTATAAGTTAATTTTCCAGAAAATTGGAACTGATTTACGCCATTTGCACTGTCTCCATTACAAGTGATGTAATTTATAGTAATAAAATTGCCTTCTTCTAGTTTTTTACCAAAAATTCCGTCTCCAAAGAAGATTTCATACCTTTCATTTTCAATTTCTTGTAAATAATAGACTTTTGAGTCAGATTTTATGTCTAAAAGACTATCTTGAGTCGTATATTTTGTAGAAGTGGTAGATTGTTCGTTTCCTTTTACTGTAACAGACAATAATGCAGTATCAATTCCACTATTTGGTAAAATAAACTTCTGATTTGGGTTTCTTCCAGAATATGTGAAGTTTGAAGTCAATAAAGTTCCTTCAGAAATGATAATATCGTCAAAATATGCAATTCCATCATTAACTGGGACTGTAATATCCTCTAAAATTGAAAAAATAAACGATTGACCGCCAAAAGCACCCTCACTTGATGCAATTGGACCTTTTTTAAGTGTTAAAGTAGCAGGAGTTGGTATTACACCCGAACAATCTACGAAAAAACTGACTGATGCTGTTGCTGCTTTCCTTGATCTTGGTACATATCCTATATTTCTTGCCAATGAGACTACATTTTCCCTTAAAGTAGCACTATCAATGAAAACCTCATTGGTTATCATGTTAGCATTATAAGAGGTTATGTAGGTATTATATGCCAATACGTCAATAATTGAGGACAGGTTAGATCCCTCGAAGTCATAATCTGTAAAATTCGAGTTTGCTTTAAGATACTCCTTAAGAGTTGTCTTAATCTGGGCAAAATCCAGATTAGAAAAATTGACTAATGGCATTTTATCTCGTTGGTAACAAGGCGAACTGTAATTCCTGCGGTGGTGTGTCTGCCCCTATGATGTTATACGTCACAACAGCATCAAAAGAGTTGTTATCAAAGTCAGGAAATACCTCTACATTCTTTAAAGACACTCTAGGTTCATAATTTTTTATAGATTCTTCTATTTCATCTGCAATTACAGCAGCAGTTATGTTATCTACGTTCTCAAATAGAAGCCCACTTACCTTAGAACCGAAATTTTCGTTAAAAGGTTTCTCTCCAGGTATAGTCATGACGATATTTCGCACTGAACGAGCAATGGCATTCTCATTTTTAAGACCAATAAGGTCATTATTCAGGGGATTTGCCTGAAATGTCATACTAAGGTCTTTAAAACCTTGACTAACTCGCTCTAAAGGCATCTATTTAATTATATACGTAGTAAATATAACTTTATTTATCAACGAAATTAGTATTATAATTCAGCACCACCATAGAATTCATCATCAAAGTCGAGTCCTTCATAGAAATCACCGTCGTTTTTCTTCTCATAGAGGTCATTTTGTATCTTTACGTCTCTTTTCTTCGGTGTTATAGCATCATTAGCGATTTCTCTTAGCATTTTAGGTTCCATGTTACCTCTTTCCAATAAAAAAAGGACTCTTTCGAGTCCCTTTTATTTATTTTCCTTGCCCTCGACTTCGTTTTGGTTTTCCATTACGAGAGGAAGCGGCATATTTGGTATGTTTACCGTTTCCCTGTCGAGATTTTTTCGGGCGGGTGAGGATCTCTTCCTTTCCACCTGCCGTATACATCTTTGCCACTAGTTAATTCTCCTTAGATAATGTGTTTACGAGTCACGCCCCTAGATTATACGAGTTTTTTCGTGACCAACCCTGATACGAGGATCGCACCAAATCTCATAGTCTGCCTCTTTAGCGTCTAAACAGAACGATACGTCTTCTCCGCACATGTCCTGAACGCTTCCTGACTCAAAGACTTGCATCTTAGGAGCAAACCAAGGGTAGTCAAGTTTCTCAAAAACGCCATTCTTAATCATGACCCACCCAAAACCTGTGTAATCTACAGTGAATGGTTTCTTACGCTTACTGATCGACTCCACAGTTTCGTGATTCATGACTCCACCGTTCTTACGGAAGTCCTCTTCTTCTAACCAGTGGGCAACAGAAGTAGTTGTGCCGTCCTCTGTAGCATACCAACCACCTGTGATCTCTCTTTCATCACCTTCAGCAGGAACTGCAAGATCACATAACTGCCAGAACTTCTGTGTGTCAAAGACTATATCCGAGTCAATCCATAACTGATAGTCATACTTTAACTTTCCGTCCCAAGGAATTTGCTTTGGACCACGTAGAACATTTGCTCCAAGACACTTACATCTTGCAAAGTTTACCATTGAAGAGTAATCTTGTGAGATCTGTATACTCATTCCGTTCTGTACCATATCAAAGCACAGTTGAACGAAGTTCTTTAAGAATATAAACGAACATCCACGACCAGGTAGACAGAATACAATAGTCTTCCCCTTCATCCTTGCCTTAATTGCATCATAATCCCATTCATCCTTCTTGGGTTTAGGTGCATTGGCTTTAACAGTAAAACCTTTTGCCATAGTTTCTTGTAATTACTCCCTTATTATAAAGTATCTCTATGTATATGTCAATAACTATCTTCCTCCCACATTGGTTGTTTTAGTATCACTCTTCCAGGTCCGCCAATGCCTATCTTAGGGGCGAGTTTGATATACGACAAGTCTCTGGTAGTATAGTCGGTCTTGAGCAACCCTACCATTACTTGTAGTAGTTCCCACTTCTCTTCAAAATCTTCTTCAGGCAAATTGCAATATAACACCCTGTCCTTTGCGTAGATATGATATGTTGTTTCTTCCAAATCCTGTACCTCCAATTTTTACTTGGGCGGTTTTTTTATATATGAATACTTTACAAGGTCAAAAAATTTTTCCGTGATTTTTTTATATACATCTCGCACGAACCCACTTTTGTAGGTTAGGGACTTTCACTTTTTTATAAACGGCAACGCCCCCCGCACAAAATATAAACGAACCGCCAAACACTGTCAAATCACGATATAAACAATTCTACCATATTACACTGCTAAATGTCAAGAACTGTGTAACGGGATTGTTAATACTTAGTGACATAAAAAAGAGAGGGAAAGTAATACTAACTCCCCCTCACAGTTCTTATCACTTATAACGCTGTATCTGCACCCTCTACAATATCATCGAGGACTGCTAAGATTTCATTACCATTGTTTGCATTTTCTAGAAGAAATTCTGCGAAGGTTCTTGATACAAACTGTGTAGCACTGTTAGACATAATTAAGACGTAAATTTGGTTGACAATGTGTAACTTTAGGGCAAACACATTCCGCTTAATTGTTGTTACCAAAGATCAGGATTTTCTAGATCTTCGATGATACTTTTCAGATCCTCATTCTCCTCTAATTGTAATACTTTACGGAAGTCAATCTGATGTGGGTTGAAGTCACTTAGTGCGTCAATCTCCAGCGTTATTCTATACTTACTCTTTAGACCGTAAATGTTAGAAACTGCCATGAGATTAGACCTCCTGTAAGTAATACTATTCTACCACGGATTACGATAAGTTGTCAATACTGTGGAAAACTTATTAGGGTTACAAAGTATAAACGAGGGTCTTGTAATCTTTGAGCGTTCGTGTTATACTACGCTCGCTAAAATCACAAGAAATCATAACATTTAACCACATAATTTCCACACTAATTAACACCTTTTCCACAGATTAACCCTCTATTAGTAACAAATTGTGGAAAACTCTACAACACTAAAGTATATTTATTTCGCTATTTATATAGGCAAAATA